GAGATCGCCAACGAGATCCAGGCCCGCACCGGCATCGACTCCCGCGCCACCATTCTGGGCCACGTCCAGCGCGGCGGTTCTCCCACGCTGCGTGACCGCGTGAACGCCTCCGCAATGGGCTACCACGCCGTCTGCCTGCTGGAGCAGGGCAAGTATAACCGCATCGTCGGCATGAAGGGCGAGAAGCTGGTGGATTACCCGGTGGATGAAGCGCTTGAAATGACCAAGACGCTTGACCCGGTGCTGATCGACGTGTGCAACACTATTTCTATCTGATTTTAAGGCCAAATTGGACGTAGATTCGTAAAATGAAACGTCTACAGAATGGATAAAATGTAGGCAAAATCGGCTCACTCCTACACATTCCCGAGATTCAGTTATAGGAATAGTGCAGAGAATTACGGGATTTTTTGAATCTCGTTTTTAAGCCAGCGGAGATCGCGTTGGGTGTAGACACGCTCGGTGAGGTCGCTGATGTGATGGCCGACAATTCGTTTGATGGCATATTCGTCCATCTCGGCTTTTTTAGCCATTGTAACAAAAGTAACACGTCCGTCATGACCCTTATGGTCGGGATTTAGAGACAGCAGGGGAATGACCTCATTTGTAAGCTGTTGTTCAAATAAGGCATAGCTCATTTTTGTGATTTCACCTTTTACAGCATTTAGTTGGCGGAATCCACGCTGACGATTTCTAAAAAATAAATATGGAGATTTCGCTTCAATAGCTTTTTCATAGCGGGATTTTACCAAATTATAAATACGGGGATGAATCGGCACTGTTCGGTTTATCCCCGCTTTTGTTTTTTGTCCACCTGTAAATGCGCCTGCTTCCATGTCGACATTTTCCAATTTCAAGTCGCACATTTCTCCTGGACGCCAGCCAGAATAACACTGAATCAAAATCATATCAATGATAGGATGCTTATCAATGCTGGACCAGAGAATGGCAAGTTCCTCATCACTATAGGCGATATGGCAATTTGGCTTTCGGACATAGCCTGAATCAACGGTGAACATACGAGCATAATTTTTATCGACCAACTCATGTGCGAGGGCATAATCAAAAAGAAGGTTGTAAAGAGTTTTCATGGACTCTTTTACGTTATTTTCAGGATGCCGTATTTTTCCAGCGTAAGTAACAGAGCCGTTTTCAATACAATTTTGAAGATGGGAAATATGCACGTCCCGAACAAGCATGTGATGGATAGAAGAAGAATAAGCCCATGCACTTTTATAACGAGAAACCGTAGAAGGGTCAACCTTCTTCTCTCGTAATGACAGCCAGGAGTCAAAGAGGTCTTGCATGGTCGTTTTATTGGAGAGATCAAACGGATGAGCATTATATTTTACAAGAGCTTCATAAGCTTCATTGTAAGTCTCGAAGTATCCGACGGGGCGAAGGGGACGAACGATCGGTTTGCCATCATCGGTATGGCCGGCGGTGACCAAAACACGAAAGGGCTTTCGAAGATTGCGGCCACGAACTTCGGAAATTTGTCCGAAACCGTTTGGAAGGCGCATATGCTTTTTCTTTTTAGGCGGCAACGAAGATTTGGACTTGAGCGGATAGCCGCAATGGGGACAAGCTATAGCCTTATCGCTCACTTGCAGCTCACACTCCGGGCAGAGTATTAACATAAAAATCTCCTTTGGCTGTTTGAAAATTGGATGCTTTCACTCAAAAGCTCGGTCAAACCGGGCTTTTTCTTTTGGAAAAGCTATTCTAGGTTAAACCGTTTCGTCCGGGCTGTCAATCCCTTCACCGGAAGAAAAATAAAATACAGCACGCACTCGACCGTTTTCTACAGTACCATCCTTTTGAGCCTAAGACGCATTTTGACGTGCTTAGAGTAACATAAAAGGAGTACGATAGAATGGACAAAGCTAGATTAGAATTTGGGTCGGTGCCGGTGCGGGTGGCGGCGAAGGTATACGGACGTGATCCTGCATGGGTGCGGGCGGGCATTATTACAGGGTGGTTGCCCATTGGTGAAGCAACAAGGAACGGCCAGCGGATCACCGACATCAAACAGATGAATTCAAAATACGGGCGGATCAACTATTATATCTCACCCAAGCTCCTTTACGAGCAGACCGGCTATGAATGGAGGGGTGAAAATGAAAAGTGAACGTCCGGTACTTTCCCAAAAGAATCCATACCGCATCCCAAAGCAGCGGTACTACGAACTGAAGCACTTCTGCCTGCAGTATGACGACTGGAAGAAAGCGCTGACTTTGATCGACGGGTGGGAGATTTCGCCCGACGGTATGACTGGTGTCATCAAGGGGAATCCGCCCGAAAGTCCGACAGAGCGTCAGGCGCTGGCGCGAGTCTACTATTCAAACTGCATTGACATTGTGGACCGATGCATCGCAAAGCTGGACACGGTGCTGGGGCCATACATCCTGGAAGGCGTGACAAAGAGTCTGGGCTATGACAAGCTTCAGGCAAAGGGATGTCCATGCTGCAGGGAGACCTATTACATGCATTACCGATATTTCTTCTGGCTCCTGAGCAAGGAGCGACAGTGACGCGAAAAGTTCGGCCTCTATTATGGAGGTGATTAGTTATGATTGATATTAAGGTCATGAAAGAAATTGCAGAAAAATCACAGGAGGCTGTTAAGTATATGACTGTGTTACATTCCGCGAAAAAGAGAAATATGAAATGGGATGTAGATGTGGTCATGGGTGTGATGCAGGACTATGATGATCTGTGCAAAGAAATTCAGAAATTAGCAAACGAAAACTAATCTAAGGCAAAGGGCTGCGGAGAAATCTGCGGCTCTTTATTTTTCTCCAGACGCGAAAAAAACAAGGTGCATTATGGAAGAAAATACACTTTTTGGCAAAGGAGAAAAATTATGCTGAAGAACATTGTAAAGGGTTTTGTTGAAATGATGAACGCGATCAACGAAGGTGCGAAGGTGCACATGGATTGGGAGCGCGAGGAGATGCAGAACCTTGTCATGTTCCAGGCGGGTTTGCGCTGATGCAGACTTGTGTAAGGAACCGGGGAAGGCCGTGGCGAAAGCTGCGGCTTTCTCTTTTCTCCTTTTTCTTCCGCACGCACTCGACTGAAATACGATTTATATTGGTACAAGGAGATTTTCAAAATGGCTTATCTGGTATGGATTTTGACTGGCATCGCAATTGTTCTGGGTTTTTTACTGGGTCTGCTGCTCGGGAAGACCCACGACTACCGCAAGAAGTCTGTAGGAACATTGCTTGTGGGCTACACCGGCGAGGATGATGACGGTGCTCATTTGTTTTTGAGCATGGACAAGGCGGTGGAAGATATCGAGAATGCAGAGTATGCGATCCTGCGAGTCAAAAAAGTAAAGGCGCGAAATTAACTGTCCGCTTTACGGAGGAAACTCCGAACTTATATTTTTGAAGGGAGAAATTCAAAATGGAACTGAACGAAAGACTGGACAAGGAATTGGAGCGTCGCTTCGAGGACTTGGGAAACCTGGAAACGGGAAGTGACGAGCAGGGCAAAGCGACCGACAACATCGTGAAGCTTTACAAGCTGCGAATGGATGAGAATGAGCAGGAGAACAGCAAGAATGCTGACGAGGACAAGGCTGTACTGGAACGGCACAAGCTTGAACTCGAGGAGCAGAAAGCGAAAGACGATAAGCTCATCCGCATCCTGACGACAGTGACGAGCGTCGGTGTGACGATCGCGGGCTTTGCGGTAGGCAGTCACTGGTACGGCAAGGGCTTCAAGTTCGAGGAGACGGGAACCATTTGTTCGAGCACGTTCAAGGGTCTGATGAGAGACTTTAGATTCTTCAAGAAGTAAGGAGGAACCGTGGAGGTCGTGGCGAAAGTTACGGCCTCTTTTTCTTTTATGCGATACTATACCGAGCCGTCCGAGGAGTGGACGAGATACTATGGTGTGACCTACCGATGCAATCACCCGGTTTACCGGACCTGCACCCTCTATGCAGAGCACGGGAAAGGGCTTTGCGTCATCCAGCAGAGGTTCAACGAGAACAGCCGGGCGACCTTCTGGGGTCCCATTGACCCATGGCTCACCGACAAAATTTACATGCACGAGGGTTTCCGGGAGTATTTTCTGGAGCACGCAAAACGAAAAAATCAAAATGGATTCTATCCGACGGTCACCGTGCGGCAGCTCATGTGGGCCATCCGGATGAAGCCGATGAAGAAGGAACGGTGGGAGACAGTGTTTGACCGGAAAGAAGTGTAGGCGCGAAAATAACTTGTTCTATTATGGAAGGAGGTGAGAGCAATGGAATACCTTCTGGCAAAGAGCGACAGACAGCTCGGCATCGGTATCAGAATGTTACATGATGAAGGATACAAAAGGCTGGTTATCGAAAGCGTGATAAACGCTAAGAACCGAATGGAGTTCCGCATCTATGTTGACGCTGCTGCAGATGTTGTCGAGCGTCTGAACGCACGTTACCAGACGTTGATTTCCTAAATCCAACTCTGGAAGGGCAAAAGATCTGAAACATGGTCTTTTGCTTTTGTCCCGGACATGCTATAATGAAACAAAGGGAGGCAAAGGGCATGCAAGTGACATCGCATATGATCGTTCCCGTGAAGAAAAACGGCAAATGGACGACTTATATCAAAGAGTTTCAGGAAGAAATCCCGGATTTAGGCCGTCATCGGATGATGTGTAACAAGTGTGGTGATAAAAGATATCCTGATTGCCGCTCATGGTGCCTCATTGAAAAAGACTGGATTGAGCGCGAGCAGAAGAAGGCTCAGGAGAAAATTGCCAAGCATAAGGTCGAGATTGATATTTTGGCCGGGCTGGTACGGGATGGCCTGCTGAAGGTGGAAGATGCTGCGCCGCGCGTGGAGATGACCGTGGAAGAATTCGAAGCGGCGATGAAAGAATGATATTTTACCGAGAGAGCTTGTGAGAAATTGCAGGCTCTTTATTTTTTACAAAGGAGAATTATTATGTGTGATTATTGCGAGCATTCAAAAATTTTTGGCCGGAGAAGGGTATATGTCGATGGGGCTGGAAAAGCTACGGTGTTTAGCAGTATCAATAAATCTAAGGATGGAGCCAGCTGTTATCTTCGAGTACAACGTGTATCAAGCAAGGACGAGAACAAGCGGGATGATATTTTTACCATGTCTTTGAAATATTGCCCATTCTGCGGTGAAAAACTGGTCAGCGACCCGATTTTTCCGGAAATCACACAGGAAAGTGCCATGGAGATGTATAACCATAAAGCTAATGCTCCGAAAATGAAATTTTGGACAAAAGAGGAAAGCCGTTATTTGGGAATCGATAACACTGGTGGCGATTTCAAAACGAAGGATTTCTCGACCAAAGAAGAATGCCTGGCGTGGTTGGCAGGGGAAAATACTGCCGCGAAAAATTCTCCTTATCTTATGGGATAAGGCCCAAACAAAGGAGAAGTACGATGGATATTTTGAAGAAGATCTGGAATACGAGCGTAACGGTTGGGCAGGTCATTGTGACCGCAGTGATCGGACTGACGATTGGTCTGGTTATCTGGGTTCTGGTGAGGCTGTTCCGGCCGTCGAAGAACTGAGGATTTAACGGAAACCGGTACACGAATTGATATTTAGCCTTATCTCAGAGAGCTTATGAGAAATCGTAGGCTCTTTTCTTTTTGCCGGACGCGAAAAATACAGGATGCTTTATGGAAGACAGAGGGTAAACCCAACTCTCTGCCTTTTTTATTTTTTGAGCTATCGAAAGGAGATTCAAAATGGAGGACATTATGCACATTCAATCCGGGTTTCTGCGCAGGCTGGTTTCGGCTGCGGTAGGAAAAGCAATCAGAAAGCAGGGAATTGACGCTGCTGTTCAGCTGAACGACCTTCGGGTAAACTACACAGACAAAACCAAAAAGGTCAGGGTACACTTGGATATTGACGCGGAAATGACCCAGGAAGCCCTGATTGATATTTTGAGCAAGGCCTGAGTGGTATGAAAGGAACGGATTATGAAACTGAACAAAAAGATATTTTCCTACCTGAGCAAACATGGGGCGACCATTCTGTCCATTGCGGCTGCAGCGGGCGTTGTGCTGACCGCTGTTGAGACCGCAAAGGCGACCACGAAGGCACAGAGCCTGATCGACATGAACAAGGATGAGCCGATGACGAAGAAGGAAATCGTCAAGGACTGCTGGAAGTTCTACATCCCGGCGGCAGTTGTTGGTGCAGGCACCATTGCGTGTATTCTCGGCTCAAATGGTCTGAACAAAAAGACGCAGGCGGAGCTGATGGCGGCCTATGTCGCTGTCCAGCAGACCTACAGCAACTATCGCAAGAAGGTTGCGGAGCAGGTAGGCGAAGAAATGGAGCATGAGATTCATCGGAAAGTCGAGGAAGTTCCGCTTGACAAAAACAACGATGCGGTAAAGCTCTTTTATGAGCCGTACACAAAAAGATATTTCAATGCAACCATGGCACAGGTTTACGAAGCTGCCTACATGCTGAACAAGAAGCTGGCTCTGGACGGCGGCGTATCACTCGAAGCGTGGTGTGAGCTGCTGGGGCTCGATTACCGACCGGACCCGGAATCGCGTGGTTGGTGCATTGATCAGATGGTAGAAGATTGGGAATACTGCTGGCTGGATGTGGAATGCGACGAGCAGAAAACCGATGACGGCTTGACAGTATACTATTTCAGTCCGTGGGCAGATCCGGTGAAAGACTGGGAAAATTATGATCCGAGTCAGACGGCTCCGTTTTGACGCGAAAAATTCAATCGCCATTATGAAGGAGGTGAGACAAATGAGTAAGAAATCGAATATTTGGAAGATTCTTGGCATGACAGGAATGATATTTGGCTTTCTCGGCACAATGATGCAGGGATATGCCGAAGACAAGGAACTGGATGCCAAAATCAACGAAGCGGTTGACAAAAAGCTTGCCGAGCGCAATGAGACTGAGGGGCAGTGATGCCTCTCTTTCTTTTTGATATTTGGCGATAACGCGAAAAAATCTCTCTGCATTATGGAAGGAATCCACAAATTGAAAGGAGATTTTATTATGTACGAATACGATAAGGACTTCTGGAGAGCAATCGACGAACTGACATGGAATCAGGTGAAACGGTGTGCGAAAATGGTGGTCGATACTCTGATCGGAGTGATGATTACGATTGGCGTGCAGCCGGTTCGACTGTATGAGTACGTTCGGTATCGTTGGTCGCATCGAGATGAAGTGAAAATCGAATGCGAGGCAAATGAACGCTTCGAACATTTGAAGGTTAGTGGACACATCTGATAGACGAGAGTCGTGGCAAAAAGCTGCGGCTCTTTCTTTTATATTTTCTGGAGGTATGAAAAATGAAACTCAAAGCACTGGCAAATGCGCTCTTGGTGGGTGCGAAAAAGCACAGCCCGGAGATCCTTATTGGTCTGGGCATCACAGGAGCGGCATCTTCTGTGATATTTGCAGTCAAGGCGACCCCGAAAGCAATGATCCTGCTCGACCAGAAAAAGCAGGAACTGGGTGTCGAGAAGCTGGAGGCGAAGGAAATTATCAAAACGGCAGCACCGGTTTATATTCCGACTGCTGTCAGTTTTGGTGTGAGCGTGGCATGCATCATTGGTGCCAGCAGCGTGAATGCACGCAGGAATGCGGCGTTAACGGCTGCTTACACCCTGAGCGAGAGTACACTGCGCACCTACCGGGACAAGGTGCTGGAAACTGTTGGCGAGGACAAGGAACGTGAGATCCGGCAAGCAGTCGCCATTGAACAGCAGCAGAAGACGCCGGAGACGCAGACTCTCGTTGTAAATGGCTCTGCAGGTCAGTTGAAATGCTTTGACTCCCTGAGCGGAAGATATTTTGCCGCTACTAAGAACCAGGTCGAAAAAGCAGTCAATGACTTCAACCGTCAGCTGCGGGATGACATGCGGATGAGTCTGAATGAATGGTACGACATGATCGGCCTGGACCAGAACAAGCTTGGCGACATGCTCGGCTGGGATATCGACCGCGGTTACATCGAGACCTGCTACGCCTCACGGCTGGATGAGGAAGGTATGCCGTGTCTTGTCATCAATTATGTCGAACCGCCGCATTATATCAGCGTCTGAGACGCGAAAAATTCACCCTGCTTTATGGAACCAAGAAGGTTCACATTAAGAACAAATCTTGAAAGGAGATTTTATTATGGACGAAATGAACAACATGAATGAGGTTACTACTGAGGAGACTTCTAACGAGATGACTCCCGTGGTTACGGAGAACAATGAGGTGAAGACGGAGAATAACTCTGGCATCAACACCTGGGCGGGCGTTGCCGCTGCTGTTGGTGTGTTGACGATCGGTGCAATTGGCGCCGGCATCGCAAAGCACAAGGCAAAGGCAAAGACCGAACCCAAGGTTGAGAAAGAGAAGAAGCCGAAGAAGCACTTCGAGTTCCAGTGCCCGGTGAAGATCGTGAAGGACGAACCGGAAGCAATCGAGGATGTTGACTTCAAGGAAGTCGAAGAGACTGACAAAGAGAACTAATGTGAAAGGTTCAGGCGAGAGCCGTGGAGAAATCTGCGGCTCTTACCTTTTTATTTTGAAGGGAGAACCCCAATGGCCGAAATTAAATTACCCACGAACTCGATTACTTCCGGCAATGCTGAAAAGCATGAGAAGAAGTTTGAAAAGGTGACCACCGGCAAGGTCGTGACGAAGGAGAAAAATGATATTCAGAAGGTAGCTTCGATGTTCATCGCCGAAGACCTGAAGACCGTGCGCGACCATATCGTTAAAGATGTGGCCGTACCGAAGATGCGGGACTTCTTTGCAGACCTGATGATTGCGACCGTCAACATGATATTTCATGGCGATGACCGTCCGCGCAACAACTATGGTAATTACGCTCAGCCGAGCCGTGTCTCGTACAATCGGTACTCTGACAACCGGAACTCAAACCAGAACCGTCCGGTAGTGGCACAGATCAACTATCAGGACATTATTTTCTCGTCCCGTGGGGATGCTGATGAAGTCCTCAGTCAGATGATCGATGCGCTGGCGACTTACAACTGCGTCTCTGTGGCCGACCTGTATGACCTGGTTGGCATGACCTCGAACTACACGGACAACAAGTATGGCTGGTATGATCTGCGTACTGCATACATTCAGGGCGTTAGCGGCGGATATGTCATCCGTCTGCCGAAGCCTGTTGCGCTGAACAACTGAGAAAGGAAAGATATTTATGAGCCAAGAGAAAGACATCAGTTTTAATTGGCAAAATGTCATCTTTGAATACTGTACTGATGCGGAAGATGTTCTGAACCATATGACCGATTTGATTAAAATTTACGGGCGGGCTTCTATTGCGGACTTATATGACTTGGCGGGTATTACATCAGCCAACGATGACTGCCAGCGTGGCTGGTATAATCTCGAGAGCGCTTATGTTCAGCCTGTAGATAAGGGCTATAACATTAGCTTACCCGAGCCTGTTGCGCTGAACAACTGAGAAAGGAAAGATATTTATGAAAATGAACGAAATGATGTCGAATGTCAGTCGCTTTGCAGCAAAGGCAAAGTTCAAAATCGGCAAGCACAGCCCCGAGATCCTGATGGTGTGCGGCGCTGTTGGCGCTGTCACCAGTGCAGTTATGGCCTGTAAGGCGACCCTGAAGGTCAATGATATTCTGGCTGCCCATCAGTCCAGTGTTGCAACCATCCACGATGTGCAGGACGGTAAGGCTGCAATCAAGGAAGGCACCGAGTACACCGAAGAGGATGCCAAAAAGGATCTGACTACGGTTTATATTCAGACCGGTGTGAAGCTCGTGAAGCTGTATGCACCGGCTGTTATTCTGGGCACGCTGTCTCTCGGCTGCATGATTAGCTCCAATCATATTCTGCAGAAGCGCAATGCGGCTCTTACTGCTGCTTATGTCACACTGGATAAGGCGTTCAATGAGTATAAGGGCCGAGTCTCTGAGCGTTTCGGCGAGCGTGTGCAGCATGAGATCGAGCATGGCGTGAAGGCGGTCGAAGTGGAGTCCAAAGTCGTCAATGAGGATGGTACCGAGGAAACTGTCAAATCCTATGAAGATGAGACCGATGGAGTGCACTCTCCGTATGATCTGCTGTTCGATGAGATGGTTGACAATTGGGAGCCTGACGCTCAGATCAACAAGAACTTCCTGAGCATGGTTCAGACCCACGCGAACAACCAGCTGCGCACTCGTGGCTATCTGTTCCTGAACGAAGTCTACCGCATGATCGGCAAGTACAACAACGGCCAGCAGATCTACACTCCGCAGGGTCAGATCGTCGGCTGGCTCTATGATCCGAACGATGAATCTCTGTCCAACTGTGTGAAGTTTGGTCTGGACAAGATGCAGGGCGACCGTTCTGTTGTGCTGCACTTCAACGTTGATGGCCCTATCATTGACAAGATCTGATTGATATTTTGGGAGGATTCGCTATGACCAGAGTCGTAAGAACTTTGTCTTATGTGTTCGCTGCCATGGCCGGAGTCTGCTTCGTCTCTGGTCTGGCTGTCCTTTCTGAGTGAGGGATATTTGTATGAGCAGTTTGGAAAACATGTTCCTGTTTCTGGACTACCTGACCGATACCCAGCGAAAAAGACATATTGTTGGCGGAGTCCTGATGAGTGTGTCTCTCTTTTTCGGAGGACTTGCGTTCACCATGATGACTGTCAAAGAAGGAGATTCCAATGAAAACCTGGATTCGTGATATTTTACTTGTTGGCGCTGGCTTTGCGGCGGGCGCTTATTTCATGCATGTGCGGATGCGCGGGGAGTATCAGAAGTTTGCTGATGCTCAGATCGAAGATGTCCGCGAGCATTACAAGAAAAAGGGGCAGCATATTGACGAACAGATCAAAGCTGAAGCCCAGAAGCAGGCTGTTGATCTGATTTCAGGTCCGTATCGTCAGGAAAGTGACCCGGAAAAGCCTGACAAAGCACCTTTCGAACCCATCGAGATCATCGAACCGGATGAATTCGGCTGCGATGACGACTACGAGACCAGTTTTCTGACCCTGTATGCAGATGGTGTGCTGGCATACGACAGCGACGGCAGCAAGGTGGATGACGTTGAAGCGGTCGTCGGCCAAAAGGCGCTGGATTCTATCGGCAAGTTCATGCCTGACGGTATCCATGTCCGCAACCACACCTATCACAAGGACTTTGAAGTGGTAAAGGCGCTCCAGAACTACGCAGACGTATATCGGGAGCGGGGAGAGGAGGACTATGACGATTAACGAGATGAAAGCCGGCATCGAAAAAAGATATTTCGAGTGGCTTTACGAGCTGGTTTGCGGAAAGTGGGAGCCGAGAAATCTCTCTTTTCGTAGACTGCTGACCTTTCTGTATGACACGCAGTTCGTCCCGGACAATGAAATGGACCGTAATCGTGCCGTAGACGGCGAGAATCTGCGGGGACGGTTTGCTGAGGAATGCAATGATATTCCGGGCATAATTCCTGAAAACAACGTGTCTGTGACTTTTCAAGGCAAGCCTTGCAATATGCTCGAAATGATGGTTGCGTTGGCCCTTCGCTGCGAAGAAACCATCATGGAAGATGCAGATATTGGCAACCGGACTGGGCAGTGGTTCTGGAGCATGATCGTCAGTCTCGGTCTGGCTTCCATGGATGACAACCGATTCCATCAGAGCAGGGCAGAGTTCGTGATCGAGCGCTTCCGCCGCAGAGACTATCAGCCGAATGGTGCCGGTGGCCTGTTCACGTTGCAGAACCCAAAAGAAGACATGCGTACGCTGGATATTTGGTATCAGATGATGGCGTACCTGAATGAAAATGATATTTGAGGAGGATTTTGTTATGGAAACCAATATTTACTATCAGCTCGCCCAGACCGAATGTGTGCTCGACCGTTACAAGGCAAAGCTGTTCAAGAAGAACCTGCTGCTGGCCGGGATGGCCGTGCTCGTTTACATGTCGGCGAAGGCTCTGACCGTTGCAACCAAGAAGGTTGTCGAGGTTCAGAAGGAACGCGACGAACTGGCCGAAAAGCACGACAAAGTCCTGTACGAACTGAACCAGATGAAGAAGACCAACGATTGATATTTACCTCGAAGAAAGGAGGAAATTGATTGCCAATGATTGATTTCCTTTTCATTGCCCGCAGGACGGGTAAACACGGGGTGATTGAGATCTATCCCAAACTTATCATCAAGCATTCGAAGGACTTGATGATTCGCGGCGGGGACTTCTATGCGATCTGGTTGAGTGATCGTGGATTGTGGTCTACGGACGAGCAGGATGCCCTTCAGCTCATTGACCGGGAACTTGATAATTATGCAGAGACGCACAAAGCGGATTTCGATAATTACCGAGTGCTCCACATGTGGGACGCAGAATCCGGCATGATTGATATTTGGCACCGGTATTGCCAGCGTCAGATGCGGGATTCATTCGTTATGCTTGACGAGAAATTGATATTTTCCAACACCGAGGTGAAGAAGGAAGACTATGCATCGAAGCGCCTTCCGTATCCGCTGGAGCAGGGAAGCATCAAAGCATGGGATGAGCTGATGAGCGTTCTGTATGCGCCGGATGAGCGGATGAAGATCGAGTGGGCCATCGGGGCCATCGTGAACGGGGATTCGAAGAAGATTCAGAAATTTATGGTGATGTATGGCGCGCCGGGTACGGGTAAATCGACGGTCATCAACATCATTCAGAAGCTGTTCGCTGGATATTATTCGGCCTTTGATGCAAAGGTACTGGGTTCATCTTCAAACGCTTTTGCACTGGAAGCTTTCAAAGCAAATCCTCTGATTGCAATCCAGCACGATGGCGATTTGAGCCGCATCGAAGATAACACTCGCATCAACTCGCTAGTATCCCATGAATCCATGACCGTTAATGAAAAGTTCAAGTCTGCCTACGAGAATCGCTTCAAATGCTTCCTCATCCTCGGTACCAACAACCCGGTACGCATCACCAACGCGAAGTCGGGTATTGTTCGGCGTCTGATCGATGTGGAGCCCACTGGCAATAAGGTGCCAGCTAAGAAGTACGAAGAACTGATCTCCCAGATCGACTTCGAACTGGGTGCCATCGCATGGTACTGCCGGAATGTCTACGAGAATAACAAGCATGCCTATGACGATTACATTCCCATCCGCATGCTGAGCGCTTCCAATGACATGTATAACTTTATGGAAGACAGCTACTATGTCTTCAAGAAAGAGGATGGCGTATCTTTGCAGGTGGCTTGGGAAATGTACAAAAATTTCTGCACGAGCACGAATGTTCCGTACATGAGTTCCCGGCGAGTATTCAAGGAAGAACTGATGAACTACTTCCGCGATTACAAGGAGCGGGTCAACACGGACAGTGGCGAGCGCATCCGAAGCTACTACAGCGGTTTCAAGACGGAAAAGTTCGAGAAGAAATCGGACTTTGGTGCGCCAATCCCCGAAAAGCAGGCATCTTGGATCGACTTTAAGGTGCGGCATTCGGTTCTGGATGATATTTGTAAGGACTGTCCTGCACAATACGCAAAAGAAAACGGCACACCAACCGACTACTGGGAAAACGTAAAGACGAAGCTGTCGGACCTCGATACGAGCAGGCTGCATTATGTCAAGGTGCCCGAGAATCACATCGTCATCGACTTTGATATTCCGGGAGAGGATGGCAAAAAGTCCTTTGAACGAAACCTAGAAGCGGCAAGCAAGTGGCCGAGAACCTATGCAGAACTGAGCAAATCTGGCGCAGGAATCCACCTGCATTATATTTACTCCGGCGATGCATCGAAGCTCAGCAGAATCTACGACGAGCACATCGAGGTCAAGGTCTTTACCGGTAAGAGTTCACTCCGAAGAAAGCTCTCAAAATGCAATGATATTCCGGTAGCGTCCATCAGCTCCGGTTTACCAATGAAGGGAGAAAAAATGGTTAGCACGGATCGTGTCCAGAGCGAAAAAGGACTGCGCATCATGATTATGCGCAATCTGAACAAAGAAATTCATCCCTATACCAAACCGTCCATCGACTTCATCTACAAAATCCTTGAGGACGCCTACAACAGTGACCTCACCTATGATGTGGACGACATGCGCAACGCAATTCTCGGGTTTGCGGCTTCCAGCACGAATCAGGCAGACGCTTGCCTGAAAATCGTATCCAAGATGCACTTCAAGTCCAAAGAGCCTACCGTAGCAGTAACTTATGAAGCACCCATCGTGTTCTTTGACTGTGAGGTGTTCCCGAACCTGCTTCTGGTCAATTGGAAGTTCCAGAGCAAGCCGGACAAAGACGAACCGACAGTCTACCGGCTGATCAACCCCAGTGCAGATGATATTGCAAAACTTTCGCAGTATCGGCTGATCGGCTTCAATAACCGTAAGTACGATAACCATATTCTCTATGCCCGTATGATCGGGTGGTCAGTTGAGGCAATTTACAACCTGTCTCAGCAGATCATCAACGACCATACAGGCTTTTTCGGTGAGGCATACAACTTCTCGTATACGGATATTTACGACTTCAGCGCCAAGAAGCAGAGCCTGAAGAAGTTCGAGATCGAGCTCGGCATCCACCATCAGGAACTTGGGCTGCCGTGGGATCAGCCTGTGCCGGAGGAGAAATGGGAAGAAGTTGCCCGGTATTGCGACAACGATGTTCTGGCGACAGAAGCGGTGTTCAATGCTCGGCAGGCAGACTTCGTTGCCCGGGAAATTCTGGCGGATGTGGCAGGCATGACCGTCAACGACACCACCAACAGCCTGACCACGCGAATCATCTTTGGCAAGGAGAAGCACCCGAGACTGGTCTATACAGATCTGGCGACAGGTGAGTCGGATGATCCGGTTGAGGTGGAGCCTGATATTCTCACCAAGAATAACTATCTCAATGCCTTTCCGGGATACAAGTGGGTCAAGGGCGATGATGGCCGGATGCACAATATGTTCCGTGGTACGGATCTGGGCCTTGGCGGTTACGTCTATGCTGAACCCGGTATGTACTGGAATGTGGCTCTGTTGGACGTGGCATCTCTGCATCCGCACTCTGCTGTCGCCCTTAACTACTTTGGTGAGTACACCAAGAACTTCAATGACTTGATGGATGTTCGTATCTATGTCAAGCACAAGGAGTATGACAAGGCCAAGAAGCTGTTTAACGGCAAACTGGCCAAGTATTTGAACGACCCCAAGCAGGCTAAGGCATTGTCCCAGGCACTGAAAATCGCCATCAACTCCGTGTACGGTCTGACCAGCGCGACCTTCGATAACCCGTTCCGCAATCCTAAAAATGGCAACAACATTGTGGCCCTGCGTGGTGCTCTGTTTATGCGTACTTTGCAGGATGAGGTTCAGCAGCGCGGATTCACCGTGGCGCACATCAAGACGGATTCTATCAAGATTCCTGATGCTACGCCAGAAATCGTTGACTTCTGCATGAAGTTTGCAGAGAAGTACGGCTACACTTTCGAGCATGAGGCCACCTACGAGAAGATGTGCCTGGTAAACGATGCAGTGTACATTGCCAAATATTTGGATGCAGACCAGTGTCAGGCTCAATACGGCTATATTCCGGAGAAGAATGGTGAGCACAGCAAACAGTGGACGGCGACCGGTACCCAGTTCCAGATTCCGTATGTGTTCAAGACTCTGTTCTCGCATGAGCCGGTGGTGTTTGCGGATCTTTGTCAGACCAAGACGGTTTCCAAGGGTGCAATCTATCTGGATAAGAATGAAAACTTGCCGGAAGGTGAGCACAATTATATTTTTGTTGGCCGTGTTGGCTCGTTCTGCCCCATCAAACCCGGATGTGGTGGTGCTGTACTGCTGCGCGAGTCCGGCATTAATGATGTTGGCGAGAAAACTTATGCAGCAGTTGGCGGTTCCAAGGGTTACCGCTGGCTCGAAAGCGAGATGGTTCATGAGCTTCAGATGGAGAAGGACATTGACCGTTCTTACTTTGACAAGATGGCCGATGATGCTGCGGACGCCATTGCGAAATACGGCGACTTTGAGTGGTTCGTGGCAGATGACGCCGGTGAACCGCCTTGGCAGAAACCCGACATGCCCTGGAATGATATTCAGGACGAAGCTGCAAGAAATTTTGAGGTGAGATAAATGACGACTTTGTATGATGAGAATAACAACAAAATTGGCGCATTTACATCATTCAATGTGGTAAATGGGATTGTTCGCGACGTGGTACTCGCCGATGGAAAAATTATGCACTTTGGCCCCGGGGAAGTCACTCCGGATGACTATTATAACCTCTATATTCGCAAGAAGGCTTATAAGGTTCTGTACGATTACTCTCGTTGGTCTACGGAGCAGGCCAAGAAGAATGATATCGTGCGGTTTGGCATGTGTAATGTCAGCATCCGCAAAGTTATCTTCAACGACCCGGCAACCATTGTCCTGTGGTCGGATGGCAGCAAGACCGTTGTGAAGTGCGGCCCTGAGGATACCTATGATATGGAGAAGGGGCTCGCTATGGCTATCGTGAAGAAGATGGCGGGCAATGACAACCGCTTCCATAAGGTCTTCAAGCAGTATCCCAAGAAGAAAAAGAAGGAACCGGGTTCTGTCGGTTCGATTATGGACATGATGGCCGGTCTGAATCAGGCTGCGGCAATCGCAACCAAGACCGTACGTGAACTTGCCCATATGGCTGCCGTAAAGGCTGAACGTGGCGAGTAAATTCGCACATTATATAAGGTAAGGAGATAGATATTTTATGTACCAGAAGCGTCAGAAAGTCAATATTGACGATACGAGATTCATTTACACTACCAACTTTTCCGGCGATCCTGCCCGTGACCGCTTTGGTTCGGACAAGCGCCGAGTTAACGTTGTGATTCCTACCGTTGAGCAGGCTATGGACATGCGGGCGATGGGCATCAACGTCAAGGAGACCCACCCGAACCCCAACTATACTTATGATGAGCCGTTTGTGCCGACCTACTATGTGCCGGTCACGGTTAATGTTGATTCCAAGTGGCCGCCGCATGTCTACTGGATCACCTTGCAGGGCAAGCGCCTGCTGTGCACGCCGGAGACCATCGGGCAGCTCGACTTCATCCGTGTCAAGAACGTCTGCTGCCAGGCAAATCTTGTCGAGAAGCGCAACACTCCGGGCGAGTACACTCTGTATGCAGATGTGATGTATGTGGAGCAGGCCCCTGACAACGACCCGTATGCAGAACGCTATGCCCAGGTGGCCGAGCCCGATTGTCCGAACGATATGCCGTACTAATTGATATTTCCGAGTGCCGGGGTCAGTCCTCGGTTGAATGTTCCAGCCGGTGAGTGCCCACGTCGCAAATGGCGTTCTCAGAGGAAACGGCTCGGTTTTATATTTTGAGAGAGCTTGTGGTGTAGCGCAGGCTCTCTTTTATTTTGGGTCAGTAGCTTAGTCAGGTTAAAAGCCGGCAGCTCATAACTGCTTGATCGCGGGTTCAAATCCTGCCTGACTCACCATGGTGCTATGCCTATTACAATAATGTAAGGAGAAAACATTATGAATGTAAAAGAAATCGTTGACTACATGATAAAGGAGGGCACCGAAAGCACCAATTACGGCGCTTGGAACTTTGGGCTGGAAACTGACATAGCCGCTTTTTCAGAAATGTCTGTCAAATGGTTGCACGAGCATCAGGATGAAATCTATGATGAACTTCTCGAAAGGGAAGAAGTAGCTGAGGTCACCGAGTACGAAGAAGATGGCGTGCACATCTTCGACATCTGCTTTTACAGAAGCTTTTGTCCGAATATCTGGGATGATTAACGGAGGAATGTCATGAAAAATCCAATCAACTGCCACCTTTGCGGAAAATGCATTCCTAAGCCCGCAAACGGTCAGATATATTGTGAAGAATGCAGAAAGAATCTCTATAAGGAAAACAACGGAATTTTTATGAAGCCAGGAAGCAGAAAAAACAAAAAAGTAATAAGCCGTCTCTGTCGGACATCATGCATGAGGCCACCAAAGAAGGTTTGCAGTATGTGGCATATTGTAAGAAACATGGATTGTATTGAACGAATAAACGCGAAAAAACCGTAGTCCTTTATGAAGGGAGATGGTTTGAATGACCAGACAGGTTTATATTTATGGACTTGGTGGAGCAGACAAAATGTACAAGGTGCTGGCTTACCATTTCATTACGGAGGAAGAAATTACAATTACCAATATCGTATATCATGCTTCTATGCTGAAGGCGAGGAACCCCAGCGTAGAGACAGTATACGCGATTGATAATTATCCTGGACTGCGGAGTGATTGTAAGGCAAGCATGTACAAGAGTACGATTGAGAACTGCGCTATTTTTAAGAACATATTGGAGATGCAAGGAGTTCAAATCTACTGACAAAGCGAGGAGCTGCAGAGAAATCTGCGGCTCTTTTCTTTTTATGGAGGTACTGCTATGGCATACAGATATCGAGTCTGGAAAGTTTTTGAGTATCAGGGCGAAGAAATATTCGCGTACACTTTGCCGGATGAATCCCCTGAGGAGGAAGAAGCAACGATTAGACTGCTTGCATATGAGCGTCGATGCAGGCCGGAGTCGATTCATATTCACAAAGAAATGAGGCGAACATATTGTCAGGAGTAAAACTCTACGACTACCAGCTAGATGCAGTCAATCGAATGAAAAACGGCTGCATTCTGTGCGGTGGCGTGGGCAGTGGTAAGAGCCGGACTGGACTGGCTTACTACTACATCAAAAATGGCGGGAAGGTCAACACCAAGCGGTATGTAAAAATGCGTGACCCTCCGCAGGATTTGTATATCATCACGACGGCTCGCAAACGGGATACACTCGAATGGGAAGAAGAAATGATTCCTTTCATGATGACAACGGACGAGAGTGTTCGAATGTATAAGCATAAGGTCGTAGTGGATTCCTGGAACAATGTTCACAAGTATATTGGAGCGAAAGACGCCTTCTTTATATTTGACGAACAGCGTGTCGTTGGAGATGGACAGTGGGTGAAGTCATTTCTGAAAATCACGAAAGAGAACGACTGGATTTTGCTCAGTGCTACGCCCGGTGACTGCTGGACGGACTACATCCCGGTATTCGTTGCAAATGGGTTCTATAAGAATCGAACTCAGTTCAAAAACGAACATATAATCTACTCGCGATTCTCGAAGTTCCCGAAAATTGACCGATACATCAATACGACTCGGCTTGTGAGACTGCGCGACAGGATTCTTGTGGATATGGACTTCAAGCGGCCGACGATACCCCACCATGAGACGGTCTATGTGGACTTTGACAAGATGAAGTATAAGGAAATCCATAAATCACGCTGGAATCCTTATGAGAACCGACCCATCGAAACTGCAAGCGAGTTTTGTTATCTGTTGCGGAAGCTTGTAAACACAGACCCGAGTAGGCAACAGGAAGTTTTGGATATTTGTATGACACATCCGAGAGTCATCATCTTCTATAACTTCGACTATGAGTTGGATATTCTCATGAACCTGCCATACGATAATGGTGTGGAAGTTGCTCAATGGAATGGCCATAAGCATCAGCCGATTCCGGAAGGAAAGCAGTGGGTATATTTGGTTCAGTACAATGCAGGAGCGGAAGGGTGGAACTGCATCAAGACGGACACCATTATATTTTACTCCCAGAACTACTCTTACAAGGTCATGGAGCAGGCGTCTGGACGTATTGACCGGTTGAACACACCGTATACGGACTTGTGGTTTTATCATCTGAAGTCGCGGGCAGGGATTGATTTGGCAATAGGACGAGCTTTGAACGATAAGAAGAAATTCAATGAGAGAAAATTTTATGGAGAGTGATATTTATGTGCAACCCGTCGAAGAAGACGATTAAGAAAATCGAGCGTATGCTGGAGAGCAAATGCAAAAGGGTCGAGAGATTTGAGCCTACCCACCAGTATTCCACAACGGCCAACTACATTAACAAAGAAGTGACTGAGTTGGGATTTCAGGCGGTGCTTCAAATTCGTGGAATGGGCGAATTCATTGGTGTCGAGCTTGTGAAGAAGCGAGAGGATACCTATACATACGGCTGGTTTCTCATTCGTTCGCCGGAGCAGATTTGGGGGATTTTGAAATGATTGGATCCATGCACGATCTTGGAAACTGCACTGATCTTGCGGAATTAAAGGAACAAAAGGACCGCTATCAGGCAGAAATCGCTGGATATTGTAGAGTTAATCCTCTATGTGCAGCAATCATAATGAAAATGGGTACAGATGAGAATTTCTTGGATTTTATTTCGCTTATATCGGCACGAGCAGCATTAGCAAATCGTATCAACGAACTGGAGGGTAAGACAAATGATTAAAGATTCTGGAGATCGTACTGAGTTTGAAACCGGTGCAAAGCGTGATATGCATACAGGAAAGGGTAGGATGGATCTTCTGCCTTGGTACGGCATCATGGAAGTCAGCAAGCATTGCGAGGAGGGTGCTCTGAAGTATGGTGAGCACAATGTAGACAAGGGCATTCCTCTCCACTCTCTGCTGGACAGTGCTGCTCGGCATCTGGCAAAGTACATGGTTGGCATGGATGACGAGGACCACCTGCGCGCTGCCTGCTGGAATCTGCTCTGGGCTTTGAATCAGCGGGTGACGCACCCGGAGTTGGATGATCGTTATGAGATCAAGATGAAAGAAGCATTGGAGGATGAGTCGCTTATCACACTTGTCTGTAGTTCCTGTGGTATGCATTTTGAAGCGCCGACCGAGTGGTGGGTCCGCAAAAGATCACAGTATACCAATATTCCAGACGGAGCGATGACGACTTGCCCTCATTGTGGGAATGTAACAATCGTTCGGGAGGTAAAATCCGATGAATGATTGGATGTGCGAAGTGGACTATGCGACCTACTGCCCGAAGTGCAAAAACTTCAAGGTGCTGGAGACGGACGAGCCCTGCAACGAGTGCCTGACGGAGTGTGCACGTGAAGGTAGCAAGAAGCCTATCAACTTTAAGGAAGCTAAGGTGAAGGTCAAATGATATTTACTGAAGAGGATTTGAACTCGCTGAATGCTATTGCTGGACTATTGGCGTCATTCGGGTGTGATAGTCGGGCTGGCTGTGTGCTTTATATTCAGCATAAAATCGCAAAGTCCATGGAGGCTGACGAAAGGAAATGCAGAAATGAGAAACATGTCCAAGAAAACCTGGAAGCTGCGGGTTCGGAGCCACATGACCGAGATGCAGAAGCTGGATATTCTGCTGAAGCACGCTAAGGTTCCGCATACTTATGGACGTCGTTGGCCTGAGATGGACAGACCGGATAATCCTGGCTATCTTCCCGGCGGAAAGCATGACGGTGGTGAGCAGATCGTTGTTTACGACGCTGGTGGAAACCGTATCTGGGACGGTGTATGGGACTGGGGTTCCTATGGCTTCGAGCAGGGGCTTATCGAGGTGATGGGTACGCAACTACTTGGCCATGATGATGTTGAGGGCTGGCTCACGGCTCGCCAGGTCACAAAGATGTGGAGGTGTAGAAATGCTGCGAAAAATCGCTGAGTATGTCAAAAAGATATTCCGCATGGAGCCGATTCCGACAACGGTTAATACCCTGTGGGAGGCTTTGCGGGATTTGGAAGTGGCTCGGAACCACTTCGAGCACTGCGACCCGGAATTTGTGGACGCGGCTATTTTCGAGTTGAACGCTGCGGAGTGCCGGGTGGATGCTGTGAGGAGGTGTGCGGGGTGACAACATTCTATTTTCCAGCTTACAAATGCAGCTTATGCGAACAGAAATTCAATGATGGTCTCTGCTATGTCGGTTTAGCCGATGCTCTAAATCATGTGCCTGAATTGAAAAAATATGAACCGGTTCACCACTGCGAGCATGGAAATATTGGCTTCGGAAAGTTTGCAGGGTTTGAAAGGGTTGATAACGATGAATGATATTTGGACAAAGCTCGGAGTGTTCTTCGGACATGTGCTGGCTTTGACCATGGTTATCTGTGCGTGGCTGATTATCATTACAGTTACGCTGAAGGTAATTTGGTTCACACTATTTCGGATTTTGCTGTGAGGTATGACAGATGGATGATGTTGAGCAGTTTTCCAGGGCCTTAAGTGCAATAGCACAAGCTGGAGCATACAGTGCAAAAGATATTCGGCAAATCTGTGCCCAAGAAGTTCAATATGTTGAGGAAACAGTTTTGTGGGCAGATAATGTTCCATATGCAGTAGTACGTACACCTACTGTACAGGTTCCTGTATATGAGAGGTCGGTGGTATCTCCTGATATTCAGGAAAAGGACTGCAGGCCTAATAGCAAGCTTGATAGTTGGCCGTATCTCGTGGTCGCCTTCCTGAACGAAGTAATCGATATATTCGTACTAGCTATTACGGAGGATTTCCTATGAGATGTTGTCCGGTATGCTATTCAAAAGTGAGGCCTACTGTATGCGGAACAGTGACCGCTAAGACAAGCCTGGAAATCAAGTATAAGATTCAGTGTCGGCATTGCGGATTTGGATGCGATAAAGCAGGCAGCGTCACAGTGCAATATGATGAAGAAACGATGAACCCAATAGCAGATGATCATGGCTTACGGAAACTTATTAGAGACTGGGATTCTATTTTGCGAGATCCCGAAAGAGAAAGGATAGCCAATATATGAAACACACCTTTATATTTTCCTGCACAGACAACGGTGGTGTCCATCAGACCTTTGAAGTCAGGGCGGCCGACAAGCAGGAGGCTATCCGTAAAGGCATGAAAACTGCGAAGAAGTTCGCTTGCGGAGATATCTGCGGGAGCTGGAAATTGCGGAGAATCACTTCAACTTCTGTGAGCAGGAGTAGATGTCGGCGGCTATTTTCGAGCTGTGCGTGGCTGAAAGTAGGGTTAAAACATTGATGGGAGGCGCACTTCTGTGACTTATTATCATCAGATTTATCGTTGCCGTAAATGCGGAAATGAATTCTGCCCGGTGACGGTGCATACTGAGGACGCTATGTCTCGTGAACTGAACAATTTTCTGAACAGGGTCAATGGCGAACTTGAGTGGGATCACAAAGAGATGCCTTTAGCACCGAGGCTGTATAGGGTACATACCTGTCCGAACGGGGACATTGGCGTAGGCGACTTCATCGGATACCAGAAGGAGGAGCAATAAGTATGCATGAAAAGATCGGAAAGTTTATTGGCGGCGTTCTGGCGGTGACCATTTCCGTTTGCGCGTGGCTGATATAATCATCGCATTTACGCTGAAGTGCCTGTGGTTTATTATCTTCAGGTTCTTGGGGTGAGGTGAATGACATGTCAAGATTATGGTCACGCGATTATGAATTGCAACGTGATGTGGTCGTGCGAGAAAATCCAACGATTACAGAGGTTGCATTTTGTCTCAAAAATGGCGATGTAAGTTTCAATGATGCACTATGTTGGTGCGAAGCAGAAAATATTTCTGCTTTTGAATTTGTAAAAGCTCTGGAAAGGATGAATTGGTCATGAAAATCGTTGAACCTAAGTACGAAATCCTCACTGATATTTCTGAGGGCGGCATCAAGGAGCTCCAGCAGATCGAGCGGGTGGCCCGGGTCTGCTATAAGAGCGAGGACAAGATCACGCCGGATGGTGAGTCGGCAAAGAAACTGGTGGGCTTTCTGGTGAAGCAGGGGCATGAGGCTATGCTGGAGCATTCTCAGTTGAGCGTGCTGTTTACGTGCGACCGTGGTGTGGCCAATGAGCTGGTGCGGCATCGCATTGCAAGCTTTGCGCAGGAGAGTACCCGGTACTGCAACTACTCAAAGGAGAAGTTTGAGGGCAGCATTACCGTTGTGGAGCCGTTTTATATCGATAAAGAGCAGAATCGCCTGTTCTATCGTAAATGGGTAGAATCCTGCGAATTGGCAGAAAAAACTTATTTTTTGATGCTTATGAACGGCTATCGTCCCGAACAGGCTCGTTGCGTGCTGCCGTTGTGCCTGAAGACCGAGATCGTGCTCACCACCAACTACCGTGAGTGGCGCAACATCTTCAAGCTGCGTACTCCCGTGGCGGCCCATCCTCAGATGAGAGAACTGATGTGCCCGCTGCTGAAGGAACTGCAAAGCAAGATCCCGGTGGTATTTGATGATATTTACACGTTCTGGCCGAAGGATGACCAGACCCGGAAAGGGAGCGCGGTGAAGTGATGGACGATACCGAATTGGCTGGCGTGTTTGCTGGACGCTATATTGATGGGCTCTGGTCGTACACGCAGGCACTGTATGAGGCAAAGAAACGCGGAATCTCGAAAGAAGATTTTGACGCTGCTGTTTTTGCGTGGCGAGTGGCTCTTGGCGAAGTAAAACGGACTTCGGTAGATATAGAAAACGGATGGGAGAAGCCAAAATGATAAGATTTCTGCTTGCCGCTTTGATGTGCTGTCTATACGCGCACGCATTCATGAGCGGTTTCAAGATTGGCGTCCGCACTAGACGAGATGGTAAAATCGTGCATGTGACTGTGCCTGGGAAAGATATTCTGAAGAGTATCCTTGTTCTGGGATGCGGGATTTTTACGGCATTTACGGTGCGACTTTGAAAGGAGGTGATCGAATGAGAGCTCGGACACGCGATTTTCTGAGATCGCTCAACATTGGGCCGTGGCTGATTGGCTTCAATATGCTTGGTGACGCAATTGATGCAGCAGAGGGGCAGCATTCGGGAGGGCTGATCGGATGCTATGACTACCTTAGCAGCAAATACGGACGAGATAGGAAACGTCTTGACGATGATATTCGCAGAGCGGTTGGCATCGCATGGCGTGAGCAGTGTCATGTCATGGAAAAAGTGATGGGCAGACCCTTGAATAGACCGCCTTCGCCGAAAGATTTCATTTATGCGGCAGCCGAATATTTGAATCAAATTGAAGAAGAGGAGATGATGAACTGATGAAAATCGGCATTGACAGCAGCTAGAATTTAGCTGAAAAGAGGCGTCAGCGAATTGTTCGACGTCTTTTTTCTTTGCCCACTTTTGAAATTCGTGCCCACTTTTTTCTGGGTAAAGTCGTGTCAGAAGCGTGAAATTCTATTCTAGGTTAGAAAATCGGGCATTTTGTTAACAAAACTTTCACAATTTCTGGCCATTTGCCCACTTTCTGCCCACTTTTAAAATCAAAAGTGGGCACGATTTTTAAACAAAATATTGCGTAAATACGCTATATTTTTGAAGAAAAATGCCTTTCTGCCCAAAAACCCACTTTTATTTCTATTTACACTATAAAAAATAAAAATATTATATATAGTTAAGAGAAAAAAGTGGGCAAGTGGGCAGAGCCAAAATTTACGAAAAGTTCAAGGCGAAAAACTTGTAAGAACCCGACCAGCGTTGTATACTCGAGACGACCGTTGTACACACCGATTAGATGCTTATGAGGTAATAAAGATGGCTTATATGAACCGCTTTATCAACGACGATGGCTTTGAAGAATGGACCGCTACGGACGCTGCCGGAAATCCTGTGACCTGCTATGCAAACGAATTCGTAGAATTGCATACGAAGGTTCCCGTGTGCGAGTGTGGAAGGTCAATGACCGAAGAGGTACAGGGTTACTGGACCTGTCGGGCGTGTGACATTACAAAGACGGAAGATGAAATCAATCATCCGATCAATCTGGATGAGTATGAGTCATCGAACCTTGAACTTAGCGAAGACTACGGAAAGTTTGAGTACGACGATGGACGAATGCTGGAAGCCGGCGTGCCTGATTGGTACCTGTTCTTCTATCAGCATCGACCTGAATGATATTTTAGAGATAAGAGGCGCAGAGAAATCTGCGTCTTTTTCTTTTGCCCGGACGCGAAAAACACTTGATCCCTTATGGAGAAATCCAAACAAAAATATAAAGGAGAGATATTTATGGCAAAGGTTTACACTATGGACGAACTCGAAAGAGCACGAAAGAAGGCCCAGATTCGGGAATGGTTCCAGGACAAGAAAATGAAGGTACAGACTTGGTGTTATGAGCACAAGGAGCAAATCATCACATATGGACCAATTGTCGTTGGCGGTGTGGCAGCAGGTGCAAAAATGCTGTCAAAACACGCGGTGTTGGCCAAAGAGCAAGATTTGAAGGACTTGTATTGCTATGATCGGAGTCTTGGCCATTATTGGAAGTTGCGTCGGGAACTGACGAATGAAGAATGGCTTGAAATCGACAGGCGAAAGAAAAATGGTGAAAGGCTGAGCGATATTCTTGATGAAATGAAAGTGTTGGATTGACTTAAAGCGAGGAGCTACAGAGAAATCTGTGGCTCTTTCTCTTTTACAACCCCAATTTCTGTTTTTATCCGTTTTGGGGACTGTTTTCGTCCGTTTACATCCGTTTTGGGCTGTTTTCGTCCGTTTACATCCGTTTTGGGCTGTTTTGACCCGCGTGAAAAATACTGCCCCTTTTATGGAGAGGAGAGAGTGCGTCCCAAACGTGCTACTCCTCTTTCTTTTTGGAGGAGATTTTTATGCTGGAAAACCGATTCAAAACAAACCTGGTAAGAGAACTCAAAGAGCGCTTTCCGGGCTGTATCGTCCTGCACATTGATCCGACCGAGATTCAGGGAATGCCTGATCTCTTGGTTTTGTATCGTGACAGGTGGGCAGCACTCGAAGGTAAGCGCACTGCGAATGCCCCGCATCGGCCGAATCAGGATTACTATGTGAACCTGATGAATCAGATGAGCTATGCGGCGTTCATTTACCCGGAAAATAAGGAGGAGATTCTGAATGACCTTCAACGATCATTCGCGTCTGAGAGGACAGCACGCTTTTCTCAGCGCTAGTAAGTATAGCTGGATCAATTATGATCCCGACAAACTTGCCGTTGTCTATACGAACTTTATGGCCACACAGAAAGGCACCGAACTGCACGAGTTCGCAGCAAAGTGCATCGAACTTGGCCAAAAGCTTCCCCGTTCAAAGAAAACCCTGAATAATTACGTCAACGATGCCATCGGCTTTCGTATGACACCCGAGCAGGTTCTGTATTATTCTGACAACTGTTTCGGAACGGCAGACTCCATCTGCTTCCGAGATGATATTCTTCGTATCCACGATCTCAAGACCGGAATGATTCCGGCGCACATGGAACAACTGCTGATTTATGACGCACTGTTCTGCCTCGAATATCGAATCAAGCCCGAGAAAATCCAGATCGAGAACCGCATCTACCAGTCCGATGATATTCTCATCGCGAATCCTGGCCCTGATGACATCAATCCGATTATGGACAAAATTCGTGAGTTTGATCCGATCATTGCAAAGCTGAGAATGGGAGTGTGCTGATATGATGAACCCGGTTGAGAAAGATTTGAAGAACTACTTTGGCATCGAGTATGGCGGCGAAGGCGATACACTGGAGCATTATGGCACAAAACGTCATTCTGGCCGCTATCCGTGGGGAAGTGGTGAAACTCCGTACCAGCATTCTGGTGACTTCCTGTCCCGCGTCGAGAAATATAAGGCTGAAGGTATGTCTGAGGCCAAAATCTTGAAAGCTATCAATGATACGCTTCCGCCCGAATATCAGCTTGGTGCCACTGAGTTTCGTGTCGCTAAAACCAAAGCTGGACATGACCGTAAGGCTCAACAGTGGGATGATATCCAGAAGCTGAAGAAGGAAAACCCTAATATAGGGTGGACTAAAATCGGTCAAAAGCTTGGACTTCCTGAATCCACTGTCCGCTCTATGTACAAGAACGGCGTTGGCACCAAGAAAGATCAGGCTGAAAAGATCGCCGAGACACTGAAAAAAGAAGTTGACAAGAAGGGCATGATTGATGTCTCTGAAGGCACAAATCTGACCCTTGGCGTATCAGAAGGTAAGATGGATGAGGCCATTTATATTCTGGAAGCAGAATATGGATACAAGCGCTATGGCGTCGGTATCAAGCAGCCTACCAACTTCCGTCAGCAGACCAATATCACTGTTCTGGCAAAGCCGGAATACGATCAGAACTATGCTTATAAGCATCAGGGTGATATTCAGTCTCTGGGCGACTATCATTCTGACGACGGCGGAAGTTCATTTCGTCAGTTGCAGCCTCCCTCGAGCTTAGACTCAAAGCGTGTGGCAGTTCGCTACGGTGATGAAGGCGGTCTTGCCAAAGATGGTGTCATGGAGATTCGCCGCGGCGTACCTGATCTGGATTTGGGCAATTCCCATTATGCGCAGGTTCGTATCATGGTGGACAACAGCCATTACCTGAAGGGCATGGCCATGTATTCGGACAATATGCCGGATGGCGTGGACATTGTGTTCAACACGAACAAGCCTTCTGGCACACCTAAGATGAAAGTCTTCAAGGAAATCAAGAACGATCCGGGCAATCCATTTGGCGCTGCCATTACTGCGGAAGGCCAGAGCACCTACATCGGAAAAGATGGTAAAGAGCACCTTTCTCCCATCAATAAGTTGAAATGGGAAGGCGACTGGGACGATATGTCGAAGAGCGTTTCATCTCAGTTCCTGTCCAAGCAGCCTCTGCCGCTGATTAAGAAGCAGCTTGACCTTACCATGGCCGATTACAAGGCCGAGTATGATGAGATCAGGCACTACACGAACCCGACCGTCAAGAAAAAGATGCTGATGGACTTTGCTGAGAAATGCGATGGCACGTCCATGACGTTGAAGGCATCCGCATTTCCTGGTCAGGCAACCAAAGTCATTCTGCCTTTGGACAAAATCAAGGAGACAGAAGCTTATTGTCCTACATATGAGAATGGAACCAAGCTTGCACTGGTTCGATATCCTCATGCGGGCACGTTTGAGATCCCCATTGTCACTGTCAACAACAAGAATGCCAGTGGCAAAGCAAATCTTGGCAATGTCCGCGATGCGATTGGCATCAGCTCTAAGGTTGCTGAACGCCTGTCTGGTGCAGACTTCGATGGTGACACCGTTATGGCCATTCCCATGAGTGATAAGGTGCGCATCAACTCTACTGATCCTCTGCCCGGTCTGAAAGGCTTTGACCCGAAGACTTCATATGCTGTTCCGGAAGGCAATCCGAATAACGTGCGTCTGATGAAGAAGGATGAGAAACAGAAAGAGATGGGCATCATCTCGAACCTCATCACCGATATGACGCTACGCGGGGCACCGCCTGAAGATCTGGAGCGTGCAGTGCGCCATTCGATGGTCGTTATCGATGCAGAGAAGCATAAGCTGGATTATAAGCGCTCCGAGAAAGAAAACGGCATTCAGGAGTTGAAGCGCAAGTATCAGATCAGAACACTTACAGACGAAAAAGGTAACGAGTACGAGAAGTATGGCGGAGCATCCACACTGCTTTCCCGTCGTAAGCAAACTGTCCGCATCCCTGAACGTCGTGGCAGTGTCCGCATTGACAAAGAGACCGGCAAACCTATTTATAAGGAAAGTGGCCGTGTCTATAAAGACGAACAGGGTAAGGAGCATAAGGCAGAAACCGAGGTTAGTCTGATTTCGGTAACAGATGATGCGCGCACGCTTATGTCCTCGAAGTCTGGAACCGCGCAGGAAGTGTTGTATGCAAACTTTTCTAACTCGCTGAAGGCCCTGGCCGACAAGGCTCGCAAGGAATCTGTCAACATGAAGGGAATCCAGCGTGACCCGGCAGCAGCCAAGGAGTATGCAGCTGAAGTGGCATCCCTGAACGAGAAGTATCAGGCAGTCCTAGCCAATAAACCGAAGGAACGCCGTGCCATGATTATCGCAAACTCTAAGATCAAGGCAATAGTCGAAGCTCGTGGTCTGGATTACCACAATAAGGATGATAAGAAAGAAATCAAGAAGATCTCAAGTGTCGAGATGCAGCGTGCCCGTGAACAGGTTGGGGCTAATAGCAGTAAGACCAAGATCGTCTTCAGCGACCGCGAATGGGAAGCTGTTCAGAAGCATGCTATCTCGGATTCGTTGCTGACAAAGTTCTTGAATTCTTCTGATTCAACTGAAATTGTTAAGCGTGCAATGCCGAAGCCGACAACGAAGCTTTCAGCCGCAAAGGTGGCAAAAGCTAAAGCGATGCTTTCCATGTACACATATGACCGGATTGCAGAAGCTCTTGGCGTTCCGGTGTCCACGATTTATGATGCACTGAACAAATAAGGTCGAAAGGAAGAGAAAATTATGGTTCGTTGTTTCATTACTACGGTCGATAATCCTTACGATCCGCACGACCAGTTCGATCAGTGGTATCGTTTTGACTGTGACCATGGCTATAACTCCTGCGGACTCCTTGCACGGCTCGTATATACCTCGGATCAGCTGTCTGATAACGAAAATGCTTATGAAATTGAGCAGGCAATCGATCAGATTATCAAAGCTGATCCTTTGAACCTGTATCGGAAGGTCAAAAAGACCCTCCCCGACAGCGAAAACGGCGACAACGCTGCTTAAACATAACGTTTAGACAGGGGGAGGGGGTCTGAAAAATCCACCCCCTCCCTAAATCGCGCCGGTCTTTGATATTTCCCCGGAGGTAAAATTGATATTTGGGCTTTGGGTGTAGACAGAGCCGGGTATTGGATTTTCTGCTCTGATTGCCAAACAATCAGAGCTTTTGTAAGGGCTTATGGGATAGTGTTCTGACACCTACTTTCAAATGGCTTGCTTTTTGGGTTTTACGGCATCATGATTTCTCCTTTACCTTCATGAAAACATTCTCTCTAACAGCTCCCATAAGCCTTTACAAAAGCTAAAAGTGCAGAAAAGTATTGCAAAAGTCGTTCAAAGTCAATACAAAGTACTCAAAAGTGGCATGAAAGCCGATAGAAGCAGCGATAAACCATACGAAGGCTATCACACGATGCAGAATCAGAAAAGAGGATCACGATGAAATTTCGAAAGAAGCCCGTTGTAATTGAAGCGTTCCGACTGGGAATTGATTACATGCCCGACTGGTTCATGGACGCCGTTGCAAGCAACGATGTTATCCTGCATGGAACGAGCGCCTGCTTTTATCACGCACATGATACGAATGCCGACATTAAAACGCTTGAAGGCTGGCATCATGCGAATTATGGCGACTATGTGATCCAGGGAATCAAGGGTGAAATTTATCCCTGTAAGCCCGATATCTTCGAGAAAACATATGAGGCGGTTACCCGGTAACACGGATCCGCCCGAAAGGAATGAAAACGCATGAAGACAAGAAAGGTCTCATCTGGCGAGGATGTCGGAATGCGGCCGGCATTGTCTCCGGAGGCGAGAGAGAACCAGATGATCTCTCTGGCAATGGATCTGGTTGAAAAGCGGCTGCGGGAAGGCACTGCTTCCTCAGCTGAAACGACTCATTTCCTTAAACTGGCCACGTTTAAGTCAGAACTGGAGAAAGAGAAGCTGGAAGAAGAAAACAAACTTCTGCGGGCAAAGACCGAAGCGCTGCAGGCGGCGAAGAACACCGAAGAAATATATGCCGAAGCCATCAAGGCCATGCGGGTGTATAACGGACAGGACGAGGAGGACGACGGCAATGACTGGACTTGAGAAAGTTTGCTTCTGGCTGATGGCAGCACTGCCATGGCTTCAGCTGGCGTGTATTCTTACGGACAGAGAACAACTAACAAGCACGCGCTACTGGTGGTATCTGCCTCCGAGTATTCTGTCGCTTCTGACGGCCATAGCTGTTGGACTCCCAAGGATCATTGATGAGCGGATCGGCGGGTTTGGCTGTTGGTGTACGCTGATTTTTACATTTGCGTGTGCTTGCCATGACGAAGCGGAAGGCCTTGAGAACCTGCATGGCAAACTGATCTGTCTTTCGATGATCTGTACGGCATTTGCTATGGTCTGCTGGTGCGTGGGGTACTGAGCGGATGAGCAGGAAGACATACTCTGAGCTTTGCCAGTATGCGACCTTCGAAGACCGGTTCCATTATTTGCAACTGCATGGTGCTGTTGGACAGGACACCTTTGGATTTGACCGATATCTGAATCAGGACTTCTACCGATCAAGAGAGTGGAGGGCGTTCCGGGACAGAATCATTGTGCGGGACAGCGGGTGTGACCTTGGTTGCCCTGACCATGAGATCACAGACTGGGTGATACGGAACGGAAAGCCCATCCGGCCGAGAATCATCATCCATCACCTGAACCCGCTGACGAAAGAGGATGTGATCGGGCACACGGATGCACTGCTTGACCCGGAGAACGTGATCTGTGTGAGTGACCGGACGCATAAAGCCATCCACTACGGGGATGACACGATTCTGAAGCCTATGTACACAGAGCGAAGACCGGGCGACACGTGTCCATGGAGGAAATGAGATGTATCCTGTACGAAAGTTTGATCTCGTGGAATCTGCTTACAGCAGCAGTCTGCGGGTGAAGATGTCGCAGGCAGAAGAAATGATCCGGAGAATCTCACCGAGCAGGGAGCGCAGCCTTGCTCTGACAAAACTGGACGAAGCGCTGTTCTGGGCAAACGCAGCCATTGCGGCCGGAAATGTGATGGATCATGAAGAATAATGCCGTTTATCCGGGTCTGAAAATTGAACCTGCTTTTGGAGAAGAAGGCTGTTATGTCAGCTTCTGGATGTCTTCCGATGAATGGAAAGCGTTAAAGAAACTCGGATTGAAAAAGCGCCTTGCCAAGAGATTTGAGCTCACTGGTACAACTCTTTATGCAGATAATACCCCGTATGCGAAAGAATTACGGTTCTTTGTGAAAGGCTCTGAGTGGTCTGAATTTGAAAGTTCACGACTGTTCCGGGAGTTAGCTGCTTATGCGGAACTCCTGCACCTGGAAAAAGAACGTATGTATACTGCGCTCCATGAGCAGGAATGCAAAGAGGAAACTCAGCAGTCATCCGCACCGGGACTCCGCGCCTGGTTTCAATCGCTTTGGGCTCGAGCAAGCAAATTATTCCATCATACTTGATGCCAATTATTGTCAGTGGACAAGACGAAGTGTTGCTAAAACAGAATAAAAACTGGGATTCGGTTTGAAAGCTGCGATAATCTATAACGTCAGCAGAATAGGATTCGCGTTCTTTCAAATAGGTTCTGATTGCAATGGCAATCGACAACCCGAGACTGAGAATGCTGATGACAATCGAAACGATTTCCATGATAACACTTCCTTTCTGCGCTTTAGTATAACGTAGAAGGAAGAACACAGCAAGAAGGAGAAATTCAAAATGAACAAAACCGACTTTATGACCTACACACGCCAGCTGGTGGTGGACTACTTCAACGAGCATGTAGACGTGACCGACGGCAAGAAGCTGACGCTGAATGATGTTTATGTGGTATGGTTCTCGAAGACACTGCAGAACTGGAAGGCGCTGGTGAGCACGACCGTGGCAGACGGCATGTACTACGAGATCACCCACAACGGCGACAAGAACGAGACCTATCTGGACGCCTACAAGAAGTGGGACAATATGTGCATCATGGACTAAGGAGATAAACAATGGACAGCATACTGACCTCGGTAAAGAAGCTCCTTGGTCTGACCGAGGAGTATACGGCATTTGACCCGGACCTTATCATGCACATCAACAGTGTGCTGATGATCCTGCGGCAGATGGGCGTGGGCCCGGCGGACGGGTTTTCCATCAGCGATGCGACGGCGACGTGGAGCCAATACATGGCCGACTGCCCGGACATTGAGGCGGTGAGAAGCTATGTGGCGCTGAAGGTGCGGATGCTGTTTGACCCGCCGCAGTCGAGCACTGTGATGGAGGCCGTCAAGAACCAGATCAGCGAACTGGAATGGCGGCTGTATGTGATGTGCGACAAGGAGGAGAAGTAATGCGAACTTTGCCATTTACCGTCGAGGGGCAGACCCTGCGCAAGGACGGCGACTTTGGCGGCATCATCTCCGGGAGCAAGGGGTATCTGCGGTGTCGGCTAAAGATCGCAGACAATGACTGGCTCTATGCCAAGAAGGTGCTGGTGTTCAACGACGAATACGCCATGGCTGTGAATGCGGACTTTGAGTGCATGGTGCCGGACGAAGTGACCGACGGCAGGAGCTTCAAGGTGCAGCTCATTGGCCAGACGGGCAAGACCCGCATGAAAACGAACCGGGTACTGATCGAGCAGGTGACGTGATGGCAAGTGTGGAAGATGTGCTGGCCAGCATGGCCGAGCCGAACCGGGAGGAAGAAGAACTGTGCTTTGCCATTGACAAGGACTTCCGACTCATTTCGGTGCCGGAGCGCGGGACAGTGCTGGGTGTAGAAGGCGACAAAGACGTGAATCTGGTGCGCTTTCGGATGCCGCGCTACTACCGTGGGACCGACCTTTCGGATTTTGCCATCGAGGTACATTACGACAACGCTGAAGGTGAACGCGGCATTGCCCCGACCAGCGACAAGACCGTGAGCGAGGATGCTGTACGGTTCACCTGGGTGGTTGGTAAAGACGTGGTGTCGTCGAAAGGTACGGTGCGGTTTACGGTATATTGTGTGAAAAAGGATGCTGACGGCACCATTGAACAGGCATTCGGAACGACTATTGGGACCGGAACAAGTCTGGAAGGGCTTGGCGGCGACGAAAACTGAAAGAGGGGGATGGAATGGCGACGGTAGACGAACTGCTGGCGGCGGAAACGACCGAGAGCGACGACGAGCTTTCGTTTCTCATTGACGAACATCTGCGCATCATCACCGTCCCCGAGCGGGGCGTCGTGCTGGGCGTGGAAGGCGACAAGGACGTGAACCGGGTACGCTTCCGCATGAACCGATACTATCACGGGAGCGACCTTTCGAGCTTTCAGATCCGAATCAATTATCAAAATGCGGACGGTGAGGTGAATTACTTCACGGTAAGTGAGAAGACCGTGGACACGGACACCTTCAGCTTTGTCTGGGTGGTGGCCGCAGATGCCGTGATGACGAAGGGCACCGTGCTCTTTGTGGTGAACTGCTTCACAACCGACAGCAGCGACGTGGTGCAGAAGGCGTATCACACGACCCTTGGTGCGGCAAGCGTGCTGGAGGGACTGGAAGTTGACGTGGAAGGCAACCAGCCGCAGATCGTGGACTTTCTGGCCAAGCTGAAGAACGAACTGACCGTTCATGCCGGGACCGTGCTGCAGCAGATGGACGATTATGCCAAATCGGCAGAGAGCTCCAAAACGGCTGCAGGAAATTATGCCGATGCGGCTTCGAGAAGTTCTTCAAGTGCTGCAGGAAGCGCAAGCGCTGCTGCAAAATCGGAACAGAATGCAAAGGCGAGCGAGGAAGCAACGGCAAAAGCATTGCAGGATGCAAAGGCCATTGTGGGCACAGACAAAACTCTGACCGTGGACGGCGCTCCGGCAGACGCCAAGGCAGTTGGAAAAGCACTGAAGGACCTGAAGCTGCCAGTTGCCACGCCAACAATTCTTGGCGGCGTCAAAGTAGGAGATAACCTCACCATTGATGAAAATGGTAAATTATCCGGCGCTGCACCTTATAGTCTGACGGCCGATAAAATCACCACGGCACTGGGGTTTGCGCCGACTTGCATTGTGACCAGCACCACAGAGCCTCCTGGTGATCTTAGTTCTTATCCGAATGGCACGCTGTGGATTACCTGCGCAGAGTCTGCAACTGCTGCATCTGTAAATGAGGACAGTTGAATATGAGCAATGGATATATCATGACATCTGATGGACCGTTGCCGATCAAAGAGCTGTATACTCTGACAGGCGGCAAGGCAATTGCGGCAGAAAAAGTGTATACTCTGACCGGCGGCATCGCCCGGCTGTGGTACCAGCGCAGCACACCGCTGGGCACTCTGGCGGTGGGCAGCACCGTCAAGATTGCGGTGGGCGGCACGGATTACGACTGGCTGGTGGTACACCAGGGCCTGCCCGGCAGCATGTATGATGCAAGCTGCAACGGGACATGGCTGCTGATGAAGGATATTTACACAAAAATGAAATTTGACAGTAGAAGCAACTTGTTTGTCAATTCCTCGCTTTTGCAGTACCTCAATACGACGTTTCACGACGCCATCGACGCAAATGTCCGAAAACTGATAAAAGTAGCTACAATACCGTATATCGCCAAAAACAACACCAATGCCGCATCCAGCGGAAATTTGCGGGCATGGGTCTTTTTGCTATCCATGACGGAGGTTGGATTTGTTGACACCGCTTCCAGCAATATGCCAATCGAAGGCGCAAAGCTCCGTTACTTTAACAGCCGCAGCAAAATCGCGTATTTTGGCGAAGAAGCTGCTGCATGGTGGTCGCGAACGCCATACGCTGTCTTCAACCGGAATGTCTGGTATATTGAGTCAAACGGCGATAGCGCTTATAGCGACGTCACAGGGTTTTCTTGCGGTGTCCGCCCCTGCATGATTTTGCCGCAAGACGCGCTGGTGGACGATACGGGACACATCATTGGCACAGATGACCCGCGCACGCCACTTGGATGGCATAGCGTAGGCAGCACCATTAAGATGGACATCAATGGAAATAAGCGCGTATGGCGTATTGCTTACAAAGGAAACCCGAATCCGAATCTTTACGACGAAAGCTGCAATGGCGTGTGGCTGGTGCTGAACACGATCTACTCCACACGAGCCAACGGAAACGATTGCCAATACGCAGGAGGCATCATCGACACCTATCTTAACGGTACGTTTCTTGGACGAATCGACAAAGACGGAAATGCTGCAAAGTATATTAAGGAAGTCAAGATTCCTTACGCGAAAAAGCAGGAAGATGGAAGCTGGCAGGTACAGACGAAAGAAAACGGACTACCATGCAAGGTGTTTCTTCCAAGTATCCTTGAGCTTGGCGGCGCAGAAAACTTGAGCATCTACAAGGATGGCTCAAAGCTTGGCTACTATGACGGCTCCGCAGCAACACTTACCTTGAAGCAGAGCGGAACGCCTGCACCTTGGAGGACGAGAACTGTCACATCAGACGCGCAATCCGAATTTTCTGTTGATGCAAACGGAACGATTACGACCTGTGCACCAACGGATGTAATCGGCGTTGTGCCCTGTGTAATCATGAACCCGGATGCGTTAGTAGAAAACGGCATTATTGTTGGCGAATAAGAGTTCATACACGAAAGGAAAATTCAAAATGGCACTCTCGAACACGGCGACGCCGATCTACTACGGCCGGTTCCGGGAGGCCGTGATGCGCGGGGAG